CCTTTGGCAGCAGTGGCGGCATCTATTTCTTCGTAATCTATAATATCCTGTATTGCTTCAATTGGAATACCGGCAGGGACGGAACCGAGAACGGGAATGGTTGTTGGTTTTATTTTCGATTCTGATTTGTCCTCTATCAAATCGGAACGGCGTATTCCCAAATATTTAGCTAGAGCGTCTACCTTATCCATTCGGGGGAGTCTTGTTCCGTTGCACCAAGTAGAAACAGCTGACTTATTAAAACCAAGGTCATTGATGAGGTCTACTTGTGTCTTGTTATTTAAACTCATGTATTTTCTGAGATTTTTGGAAAAGATTCTTTTGTATTCATCTTCTGCCATATTATCACCTCCAATGTTATCTTGTTAATAGAACATCACCTCATATGAGCGTAAACCTCAATCATATCGGCGGAAGCACAATTATCAAAATCGTGTTCTTCAATATGCTGTAGTGCATGAGCATAGGCTTCTAGATGTGTCTCGTGTGAATGGTTTACATTCAATACGATAGTATAAGACATATCTGGATTCATAGTAACAAATTCTTTGATATGATTTGGCAGTTTTAAGAAAAGTATCTGCACATCGTCCCGCATTTTAATAATATCATCTCCCATTATTTTCTAAACTTATCTAACATTTTTGCAACAAATTCGATATCCTCTTTACTAATATTGCGTGAAGCGTCAAACAAAACTTTGTATTCAGGATTTTTGTGAAGAAAGTCGGCAGCTTCTCTTGCGTCCTCGTCGAGGTAGTAGGTTGGCTGCTCTTGTGTTTCTGGCTTATCTTCTATTAAATCGGAACGGTTGCAATTAAATATTTCACACATTGAATCGACTTTATCCATTCGTGGTGTTTTTATCCCATTACACCAGTTATAGACAGAAGTTGTTCCAACACCCAATCGTTTTGATAATTCTAGTTGCGTCATATTGTATTTACTAAGATAGTAACGTAATCTCTTCGAAAAGATAGCATTAAATTCTTCTACAGACATCATGTCCACCTCCTTGAAGTAAATTATACACTAAAAGTGTTTGCGTAGCAACATAAAATATAAAATAATTTCACTTTAAGTGTTGACACACACTTAAAGTGATGGTATAATCGGGGTAAATTAGAAAAAGGAGGTTATAATGTGACAAAAAAACAAGTAACTAAATTTCAAATTTCACTTGCTGCTGCACGAGTTAATGCAGGACTAACGCAGGCAGAAGCGGCTGAGAAAGCGCATGTTAGCAATAAAACAATAAACAATTGGGAGAATGGGAAAGTATCCCCATCGTTTGCTAATGTAGAGCTTCTTTGTAGGATATATGGTATATCATCTGATTATATTTTTTTACCTACAAAATCCACTTAAAGTGATAGCAAGAAAGGAGACTCCAATGAAAAGAAACCAAGAAGTATCAATCATAATCCAATCACTACTTGAAAATGGACTTCTGCAAGAAAGACAAACAGACAGAGCAAGGAGCGTAGTGAAAGAAGCGTTTAAGGAAATTAGACGGGTAAGGTATGAAGAAAGGCAGGAAAAGCATAAGGAGCATAGGATGAATTGAGGTGATGTCATGAAAATAAATAATTATGTGAAAATCCGTGGTGCTTATGTGCCTACATCGAGCCTTACCAAAGAGGAGTGGCTGGAGGTATCCGGTACCATATTGGACCGTTTCGCCGGGAAACTGGGATATAAACGGGAAGAAAAACTCTGTGTAAAAGGTTAGACAACCCTTTGCTATGTGGTACCGGGAGATTATACGGAAAGGAGGGACAAGCATGAGAAAACGAACAAAAGAAAATGTATTATGTGTCACCGCAATTATTTGTTTGCTGGTATGCATAATTACGGCAAGAGCAGTAAGCAGCTTTCACGTGCAGGAAATGGTTTTATTTTCAATAAGTGCCGTATATTTGGCGGTATTTATTGGAGTAAATAGAAAAAAGGTGCTGAAATAAAGCACAGAAAGGCAGGAGAGGACATGACTTTTCCAAAACATATTATGACAACGGCGGAACTTGCCAGGATGGGTTTCCCATCAAAGACACTAGATGCAATTGCAAAAGAGCCGGAACAGAATATCGCATTTCGTCTCAGACCGGACGGAAACGTCTTTTGGGACACAGAAAAATTGCAGAAGCGAATCGAAGATAATATGGTTCGTAACTAAGAGAGGAGGTAATAGGTAATGGATATGATGAAATTAAAAATGTCACCAACGCAGATAAACTGCAGTTAGTGACATAAGAAAAAACACAGTAACAGTATACCATTGATAGACCATTTGGTCAAGAAAGGAATTGAGAGTATGGAATTAAGAATTAAATCAATGTCGTTCCCGGAAGCAATTGAATTTAACTTTGAGCAGTTGAAGCAGGAACTGACAGACAAAGCAGAACAGTATAAGGGTCTCGTTTATACAGATGACCAGGTGCAGGATGCAAAGAAGGATGTTGCAGCCTTGCGGAAATTCACGAAAGCACTTTCGGATGAAAGAATCAAGGTAAAGAAAGAGTGCATGAAACCATATGAAGAGTTTGAAACAAAAATCAAGGAGCTGTCGGCGATTGTGAATGAACCGATTGCGCTGATTGATACACAGCTGAAAGAGTATGAAATGCAGAAAAAGCAGGAGAAGTTATCGGCGATTTGTACATACTGGGATGAATGTGAACATCCGGAAGAATTGACTTTTGAATCTATCTATGATGAGAAATGGCTGAATACTTCTGTATCTATGAAAAAGGTTCAGAATGCAATTACGGAAGCGATTCAGCAGTTTAGCAGAGATATGGCAACGCTTGCTACCTTGCCGGAATACAGTTTTGAAGCACGTCAGATGTATATTTCCACGCATGATGTTACAAGCGCACTGAATGAGGCTAACAGACTTTCTGAAATGGCAAAGAAAAAAGCAGAGGCGAAAGTAAAGGAAGAAGAGAGGAAAAAGGAAGAAGTCAAGCCGGTAGAAGAATTTGTTACCCCGGCAGCAACGGTTGACGAAGAACCGGAAGAGGCTTTTATTCCATCATTTGAAGAAGTGACAAAGTCCTCATGGATTAATTTCAAAGCAAATATGACAAAGAAGCAGGTGGAGGAACTGTGCAGGTTCTTTGATGAAAAACAGATTCCATATACGCTGCAATAGAGAGAGGAGAAGTGATTGTATGTACCGGGTAATAATTGAGGTTGAATATTTGAATACGGCATTTGATTTTGTGGAAGCAGAAAGCGCCGTTGCTTTTATGAAGACAGCTATTCAATCGCATAATGAATCAGCGAGTAAAGGTGCTTTTGAAATTTGGATGAAGTACGTTGAGGAAGAGGAGGGTGCAGAGACATGAGTTTAAGTGAAAAACTTAGCCGGATTCAGACCACCCTTAAGGCTCCCAAGAATCTGTATAACAAATTTGGAAAGTACAAATACAGAAATGCGGAGGGCATTTGTGAGGCGGTAAAACCTTATCTGGAACAGAATAAATGTTATATGGTGTTGAAAGATGACATGTTAGAGCTGGGCGGAAGATTCTATATCCGAGCGACGGCGACTTTGTATGATACGGAATCGGATGACTGCATAAAGGCTACTGCATTTGCGAGAGAGGCTGAATCGAAAAAAGGAATGGATGAAAGCCAGATAACAGGGGCGGCATCCAGCTATGCAAGAAAGTATGCGCTGAATGGTTTGTTTCTTCTGGATGATACCAAAGATGCAGATTCCAATGAGTATTCCGAGCAAGGAAAAGAAAATACGGATGAAAATAAGGAAGCGGAACAAAGGCAGGTTGAACTGTCGAAGATTTCAGAGATTAAGGTGAAATCACTGGAAGAAAGGTGCAGGAAAGAGGGCATTGAATTGTCCAAACTTATGCGGCTTTATAAGGTTAGTTCCCTCAGTGATCTAAGTGAATTGCAGTTTCGGAATATCAATGATCACTGGGAAGATATAAAGAAGGTGTGACATGGAATTTACAGGCAAAGTTAAGGATATCAGCATGGACTGGCAGACCGGACAGGCGCAGATTACATTTACCATCAATGAGAAGTCTGCACTTGCTTCTGTTGATTCCATAAAAAACTGTGAAAAGCTGACCGTAAAAGCAAAGAAATACCGGCAGAAAAGAAGTCTTGATTCCAATGCTTACGCATGGGTTCTCATGCAGAAAATAGCGGAGGCTACCGGCTCGGATAAGTGGTCCATATATCTTATCTGTCTTAAGAGATTCAGCAAGGCGTTTACCCATGTAATTGTGAAGCCTGAAGCGGTTGACGCAATGAAAGAGTTATATAGGACGTGTGTTGACCTTGGTGAGATAAGCGTAAACGGCACGACGGGACATCAGCTGCAGGTTTATTTTGGAAGCAGCACCTTTGATTCAAAGGAGATGTCTGTATTTATTGATGGAATAGTTAGCGAATGCAAGGAATTGGGGATTGAAACACTATCCCCGATGGAACTGGAAAGGATGAACGCAGAGTGGCAGCGAAGAAGTCAGTTGTAATTGAGGATATGGAACACTGTTTTGTGTGTGGCAGTTCTAAGGTGCAGGTACATCATATCTTTTTCGGTACCGCAAACCGGAGAATATCGGATAAATATGGATATGTTGCTCCGTTATGTGCCGCACATCATACAGGAGACGCTGGCGTTCATTTTAACAAGGATTTTGACCTATACCTAAAGAAACTAGCACAGGCTCATTTCGAATCACAAATAGGTACCAGAGAGGATTTTAGAAAGGTATTTGGTAAGTCGTGGTTATGAAATAAAAAGAACTGTAGGAAACAATCAACCAATGTCCATAGTGCATGTTGAGAATATCACGGAGAATAAAACAGACTGCTTTCTTGACAGTTCTTAGCAGTCGGAAAGGAGAAAGCCAGATGTCCTATATCAAGATAGACAGAAAGATACTTGACTGGGAATGGTATCGCAATCTGAATACCTGCAGACTCTTTTTTCATCTTCTTTTGAAAGCCAATTGGAAGGATGGCAGGTTTGAGGGAAAAGAGATACCAAAAGGCTCATTTGTGTCGTCGGTGGCGAGGCTTGCTGAAGAGACGGATATGACGCCCAGAGAGATACGAACTGGGTTAGATCATTTGAAGTCTACAGGCGAAGTGACAATCAAAAGTTACTCAAAATACAGCGTATTTACGGTAACAAATTACCATTGTTATCAGGATTGTGACAAGCAAGTGACAAACAGTCGACAAACAAACGACAAACAAACGACAAGCAAGCGACAAACGAACGACAAACGAACGACAACAATAGAAGAAAAGAAAGAAATAAAAGAAGGGAAGAATAATAAAATAGTTCAAAATGTTGTCACGCATTTGAATGTGGCAGCCGGAACAAGATACCGGTATCAGACCGAGAGTACAAAGCGTGTTATAACTGCAAGGCTGTCGGATGGATATACAGAAAAGGATTTGCTGACTGTGATTGACAAAAAGACGGAAGAATGGAAGGGGACGGATATGGAGAAGTTTTTAAGACCGCAGACTCTTTTTGGCGGTAAGTTTGAAAATTATCTGAACCAGCCAAGAGCGTCAGGCAAAAAGGAGAACAAAAACTCATTTAATCATTTTCCGCAGAGAGAAAGAAGCATAGCGGAAATGTCAGCACTGGAAAAAACCATGCTGCACAGAAACATTCGAGAAATCCATGCGGTGGATTAAGGAGGGAGAAGGTATAGGTGAAAGCAATTGAGTATTTAAGGCAGATTAAAAGACTGGATAATTTGATTCATTCCAAGATGGAGGAGGTGGAACGGCTTCGCTGTATGGCTGCAAAAGTAACGGCATCCTCAGATGGTGAGAGGGTGAAATCTTCCGGCAGTCAACAGAAAATGGCGGATACTGTGGACAAGATTTTGGATTTGCAGGAGGAAATCAAAGAAGATATTGACCGGTTTGTCACGATGAAACGAAATGTGATGCAGGTAATTGACTGTATGGAGAATGCGGATTATATCAACCTGCTGTATTGCAGATATTTTCAATACATGACATGGGAAGCCATCGCCTGCAGGATGGGTTATACATACAAGTGGGTATGTACACTGCACGGAAGGGCATTGAATCAGATGGACGCCATATTGGATGGTAGAGCCTGACATAGCCGGTTACAAGAAAGGAGAATGTGAAGCATGAGGAAATTGATTGAGGACACAAAGCAAGCAATTACGGAGTTGATTGACCAGCTGTATTTAGAGTCTAAGCACAGTACCTACTGTGCTATGGTGGTTGAAATGTATAGTACCGGTCACACAACAAAAGAGATTTCAGAGCAGTTAGAAATTTCAGAAAATCAAGTGGTCGAGATGCTGCAGGCAGAAAGTGTGTCAAGAATCAATCGTGTAGGAGGGTACCGATGAAACGATGTAAAATCGAGTATTATATTCCGGTTGGTGCTGAAAATGCAGTGACAAGAAAGGAACTGTGCCGGGTGGTCGGTGTAGGAGACAGAACCCTGCGGAGCATGATAGCCGATGCCAGAAGGCGGGTATGTATTTGCAATTCGCAGGATGGCGCAGGTTATTATCTGCCAAGCAGTGTGAACCAGGCAAAAGCATTTTACGCACAAGAGAGAAAGCGTGCAGACAGTATTATAAAAAGCCTGCGTGGAACATCTAAGTTTATTAAAAACAGCGAGTCAAAGCAGAGAGAAGAAATGAATGGACAAAATATGCTGAGGCTGTAAAAAGAAAGGAGTAAGAGGTTTGCTGGCCAGCGGAAAAGACGTCTTTACTCCGTGAACGAAATGACTTATAACGAGTTTTTGAAATCAAAGATTGAAATAGCAAAGGATTCCGGGTTTGAGATAAATCCGGAGGAAATTAACCAGGCGCTTAAACCACATCAGAGGGATGCGGTTGTGTGGGCGCTCAGAGGTGGAAAGCGAGCCTTGTTTGAATCGTTTGGTTTAGGTAAGACAATACAGGAAATAGAGTTTTGCTATCAGGCGACAAAAAATAAAGGCGGTAAGGCGTTGATTGTGTTACCGCTTGGTGTAAAGCAGGAGTTTACACGAGACGCTGTAGAGGTGTTAGGCTACGAAGCACCGGTATATGTTCGGACAATGAAAGAAGTGGAAGCAGCAGACGGACAGATTTTATTGACCAATTATGAAAGAGTTCGAGATGGGGATATCCGGCCGGATTATTTTATGGCTACTGCACTGGATGAAGCGAGTGTTTTGCGAAGTTTTGGCAGTAAAACATATCAGACGTTTTTGGATAAGTTCAAAAACGTGCCCTATAAACTGGTTGCGACGGCTACGCCATCGCCGAACCGATACAAAGAACTGATTCATTATGCCGGCTATCTGGAAGTGATGGACACCGGACAGGCATTGACAAGGTTTTTTCAGAGAGACAGCACAAAAGCCAACCATTTGACGCTTTATCCCAATATGGAGGATGAGTTTTGGCTGTGGGTTAGCAGTTGGGCGTTGTTTGTAACGATGCCGTCAGATTTGTCACCAGAGTATTCAGATGATGGATATGTTCTTCCGCCGTTAGAGATACGGTGGCATGAATTAAAGAACGACGGGAAAGAGGTGGAAGATAAAGATGGTCAGTTTTTACTTTTCCGTGAAGCGGGTACCGGTTTGAAAGATGCTGCTGCCATTAAGAGAGAAAGCGTGGAACGCCGTGTTGAGAAGATGAAGCAGATAGTGGAAGCGGCACCGGAGGAGCATTTTCTTCTGTGGCACGATTTGGAAGCGGAACGTAAGGCAATCAAAAAGGCATTACCGGAGACGGTCGATATATATGGCTCAATGGATTATGACCTTCGTGAAAAACGGGTGCTTGATTTTTCAAACGGAAAGACCCGCTTGTTTGCAACAAAGAAATCATTGTCAGGTTCCGGATGTAACTTTCAACGGTATTGCCACCGGGAGATTTTTCTAGGTATTGATTATGAATTTAATGATTTTATTCAGGCAGTGCACCGTTGTTACCGCTTTTTGCAAAAAAAGCCGGTCATCCTAGATATTATTTACATGGATAATGAGCAGAAGATTAAGGATGAGCTGATGGCAAAGTGGAAGAACCATAACCACATGGTGGAAAAGATGATTGCAATTGTGAAAAAGTATGGGCTTTCGCAGGCAGGGAAAGCGCATGGATTAGAGAGAAAGATGGGTGTTGAACCAGTGGAAGTAAAAGGAAAATATTATAAGGCAGTTCATGATGACTGTGTAGAGTACACAAGACGGATGGAAGATAACAGCGTAGATTTGATACATACTTCCATTCCCTTTGGAAATCACTACGAATATTCAGCGAACTATAATGATTTTGGACACAATCAGAATACAGAACGTTTTTTTGAGCAGATGGATTTTCTCACGCCGGAACTGCTTCGGGTGTTGAGACCGGGAAGAGTGGCAGCAATCCACGTGAAAGACCGGGTGCTGTTTGGAAACGCAACGGGAACCGGAATGCCGACAATTGAACCGTTTCATGCGTTGTGTATTGAACACTATATGAAACATGGTTTTCAGTATTTTGGCATGATTACGGTTGTTACTGACGTGGTACGTGAAAATAATCAGACGTATCGTCTTGGCTGGACAGAGCAGTGCAAGGATGGTTCTAAAATGGGCGTTGGATGCCCGGAATATATTCTGCTTTTCCGCAAATTGCCATCGGATCGGTCGAATGCGTACGCCGATGTGCCGGTATCCAAAAGTAAAGAGGATTATACCAGGGCGCAGTGGCAGATTGATGCGCATGGGTACTGGAGAAGTTCCGGTGACAGGCTTGTGAGCAAAGAGGAATTAAAGAATGTTTCTGTAGACAATTTGCAGGCAGTATATCGTAAGTACAGCAGAGAAAACGTATACGATTATACGGAACATGTAAAGTTGGCAAAGGAGTTAGATGCGGATGGTAAACTGCCTGCCGTATTCATGGTTGTTGCTCCCGGTTCATGGAACGATTTAGAGGTATGGGATGATATTAACCGAATGAGAACATTAAATACAACGCAGTCCCGCAGACGCCAGCAGATGCACGTGTGTCCATTACAGTTAGATATTGTGGAGCGAATTATTAACCGTTATTCCAACAAGGGAGATTTAGTGTATGACCCATTTGGTGGACTCATGACAGTACCAATGATGGCAGTGAAGATGGAACGAACCGGAATGGGGTGCGAATTAAATCCGGATTATTTCCGGGATGGAGTTGGTTATTTAGAGGAGGAAGAATCGAAACGAACGGCACCAACGTTATTTGATTTCTTTCCGGAAGTGCTTGAGAAATAGGAGGATGAGACAATGCAGAACAGAAAAGAAATTGTAATGATAAACGTAGCTAACATTTACCCGCATCCAGATAATCCGAGAAAAGATGTCGGGGATGTAACGGAACTTGCAGAATCAATCAAGAAGCAGGGCGTTATGCAGAATTTGACCGTAATTCCTCTGTCAGCCTTGACAGAAGAACCGGAGGAACAGCCGGATGCGGATACAGAATCTTTGTCCAGTGATTTTCATGTAATAATCGGACATAGACGATTGGCAGCAGCCAAACTGGCAGGTATTGAGAAGGTTCCTTGTAAGATTGTTAGCAAGATATCCAAAAAAGAGCAGGTTTCTATCATGCTGGAAGAAAATATGCAGCGTGAAGACCTGACGGTCTGGGAGCAGGCGCAGGGATTCCAGATGATGCTTGATTTGGGCGAGACGGAGGATACGATTGCAGATAAAACTGGCTTTAGCAAAACGACAATTAAACATCGGCTGAACATTGCCAAACTGGATCAGGACGAGCTGAAAAATAAAGAGCAGGATAAGGATTTTCAACTGTCCCTGAAAGACCTCTATGAACTGGAACGTATTAAGGATGTGGAAGAACGGAATAAGATTCTCCGTGAAGCCACGGACAATCGCAATTTAGTTGCCAAAGTTCAGTCGTACATACGAGAAAAAGAGAGACAGAAGAAAACGGATGCCATAGTTAAAATGCTGAAAGAACTGGGCGTGGTTGAGGCTCCTAAACAGTATGCAAGGGAACAATACGGAAACAAATGGGAGAAAGTAAAGAGTTTCCAAATAAATGACGAGGTGCCGGAGAGTATCCAGTTAAAAAATAAGCAGAATGAAAAACTTTATTATTACATTAATTGGATTGAAATTGAGGTCGTTAGGAAGAAAAAGGCAGTCAAGAAAAAACTGACACCAGCAGAACAGAAGGAAAAGGAACAAAAAGCAAATAAGAAATATATCAAAGACGTTCTGAAAAAGTTAGATGAACGCCGCAGGCTTTTTGTAATGGATATTGTTGAGGGGAGAATTGCCCCGGTAAAGGATGAGGAAAAGGTCAAGGATGCATTGTGGAGTGCACTTGTGTTGAATCAGTCGTTTCTTTATCCGTCACGGCTTAGCAACTTCTTTGCTGGGAAACCGCTTTATGAATGTACAGAGGAGAAAAGAAAGGAAGTATCCGAAAAAGCGGCTAAATTGAGCATACTCCATCAGATGTTAGTGCTGCTTAATGCAGCGATGGATGGAACTGAATTGGTTAAATATGACGGAACCTATAATAAAGAGAACGGTCAGGGACTTATGGATGGCTATAAGGTACTTTGGCTGTATGGCTGGTCGTTTGAGGACGAGGAGGAAGAAAAGGTGGTTGACGGAAGTCACGAGTTTTATGAGGAGGGATAAAGAATCCCTCCTGCCAACATGAACAGGAGGGAAATATTATGTATGCATTAGAGCCATGCATCAAGAATCATGAAACATTTTTCCAATGTATCATGATATGCGTTTGGAACTAAATAATTTAGTACTTTAAATAGTAATAAAATAAATTTAACAACGCATTTGAAAACACTGCTAATGCAAAGTTTTAAGATTGCTTTATATGCAAAATATTTTATTTTGCAATAAAGACTTAATATTCTTTTTAACATATGTGAACCTCCCTTCTGATTTATTGATGGAAAAAATTCCTTCAGATTTAATATGTCTGTTTGGTGTACAAAAAAAATTCTCTATATAAGCAAAATTTTGGAATGCGAAATGGAGATAAGATGTGATGTGAAAAAAGAGGTAAAAGTAGAAATTTGAATTTTAAATAAAGAAAGGTAAGGTAGAGAAAATGAATAAAGAATATGAATTATTTACAAGGCTTACAACATTCATTCTTGAACACAACATTGAATGTGAAGAGGATATTTACCAAAATGATAGTGTTGCTGAAGATAGCTTAGAACTAATTGAAGATTTATTTGATATAGTGAAGTCAAAGAATAACAATGAACACAGTGCAATAACTAACGCAGACAGAATTAGGGCAATGACGGACGAAGAGTTGGCAGTGTCTATTATGTGTCCGGCAGAGTATGATTTAGGTTTTAGTAAAGAGTGCAAATGCACTGGCGAGATGAACAGAAATTGCCGTAAATGCACATTAAAATGGCTTCAATCAGAAGCAGAATAGGAGAGAATATCATGATAAAAGTAAATTGCGATATGTGTGGAAAAGAAATTGATTACAATTCAGATGGCGTAAATGTAGATTTTAACCAGTATGGTAGCGTAAAAATGAATGGTAAGCAGAAAGAGTATCAAGTGTGTAACAAATGTGCCGAAAAGATTGATTTGTATATTATAAATCATAGATTGGGGGTAATAAAATGAGCATAAAACCTATATTGTTTAACACTGAAATGGTAAGAGCTATTTTGGATGGCATAAAGACTTGTACAAGGCGAGTTGTACGATACAAGTATAGTAATACTGAAATGAAAATTAAAAAAGATAAGTATGGCGCCAGATTGATTGAAATTCAGAAAGATGAAAATTCGGATGGCAGTACATATCAAAAATTATTACCATTCGTAGAAAAGGAGGCTCAATATCAGCCGGGAGATATTCTATATGTCCGAGAGACATTTGCGTGGTGTCCGTGCTGGGATTGCGGATTGGATACTACTCCAGATGGATGCAAGAATCCAGTGATATATGATTTTAAGAAGAAAGAACATGGATGCTATATGTACCGTGCATCATGCGAGGATAATGAATATCCTTCTGATGATACATGGCATCCGTCCATCCACATGCCGAAAGAAGCTGCTCGAATTTTTCTAAAGGTTACGAATGTACGAGTGGAGAGATTACAGGAAATTACAGATGATGGATGCATTGCAGAAGGTGTATATCCATCACCTTGTAGAAAATGCAATGCTACGTTTGGGTGTGATACATGCCCGGATGAAGGATATCACGAAACAGACGGCTTTTCAGAACTCTGGAATTCAACCATCAAGAAATCAGACCTTGACCGCTACGGTTGGGATGCTAATCCTTATGTATGGGTTGTGGAATTTGAACGGTGCGAAAAGCCACCTGAATGTATTTTTAAAGGTTATGATAAAGCACCGGATGATGGTTCAGAGAAGTGTTTGGGCTATATGTATGATAATAGCGATACATTGATTCCTATGTGTGAAAAATGTTCGTGCCAGGAAAGTTATGAAAGTGAGGAAGAAGATTGAAAAAAATGGACGATAGATATTTATTTAAGGCAAAACAGTTGCAAGAAAATTAAAGAGTACATAGAAGTACATACTCGACTTATGTTATTATTATCATGCAAGGATTACAAACAAGGG